CGCTCTGGAGAATACTTGACGCTTGGAAGAGGCACACTCACTGCCTAGTCCACAGGACCCAGATAGACCCATCACATCAAGCGGTCATTCTGGTGCCAGTCGAGTCACATTGGGATGTTTCAACCCCGATCAACTCGACGCCTGTTCGCCTCATACAACCAAAGACCTTCGAACTGTCCTCCGGCCAGGTCGTCCATACCATGGCGGCCAGGACTAAGACGAAGATAGTTCAATCGGTAGCGTTCGACTTGTCGTTCACGAGCACGAGTTTGGATGGACGTGACTTAGATGTTATTAATCAGCATCTGACCGTCTCCAACAATGTTAGTGGATCCTCTGTGTTGAGAAATATCATGCAGAGGGACGGCATTGACAACAAGGTAAGCGCAAACGTCACTCGCGGGATCACTACGAGTAGACAGGCTGCGCCTATCCGGTCAACGAACGCCGAAATCACCATGTTTAAAGCCTTACTCTGCGCGAGTAGAGGTCAGGAGATCGACGTCACTGTCGTCGAGGACCCGACTTACACTCGCCACGAGGCACCTTTGGGACATCCTGCTTTTGCAGATATGCCCAAGGTCGATTTCAAGGAATCCAAGGCGGTAGTTTACCCATGTTTCATGGTGAACGCCGGCATGATTCCCTCTGATAATCGTGATAACTTGAAGACCGCGATCGAGCATCGGGTGCGTAGAAACCAGGCAGCTGTCAAAAATCTGCCACTACCACCCCGCTTGACATCGATTGTCTCCGAGTTCGTCTCGTGTCTACCCCCATCTAACATGGCCACACTTCTGTCCGATCAAGCTATCTTGGACAAGGCCAATACGCCAACAAAGTTGGCTGTTACGTTGGAGGGTATGAGAACCGCCTCCCATCTCCCCGTTGACAGCGAGGATTTGGTGGTGGCATTAGAGCAGGTCAGATCATTTATCAAAAAGGAGACCATGTCCACACACAAGGATGCACGAATCATTACAACCATGGGTTCGGTGTCGCGTTTTGTCAACTTACTAATTTCGTCTTCGATGTCGAAAGCGGTAAAAGACTACGCTGACCAGTATGCTTGGTATGCGGGCGGACGTCACCCTGCTGAAAACTACAGTCGCATAAGCGAATGGATGCGTTACGAGGAATGTTGCTATGAGGGTGACTTAACTCGGATGGACGGTTCATGTAGCAAGATAGTGAGGGAACATGTGGACATCCCAATACTTAGACACTTTTTCGGAGTTGGCGTACTAGGCGACTTCGTGGTGGACTGGTATAGGGAGGTCTTCCTCAATCTTGTTAACGGTAGACACGGTGTTACGTATCGCC